CAAAAAACTCAGCCATGAGATATAGTTATTATATGCCCCAAACTCGGCATGAGATAGTAACCTGGTGAATATTGGCGTTGTGAGAAAGCCTATCCCCTTTACTAGAAGATTGGAAATTGTATACCAAATTCCAGACTTAACTGCTTTTACATTATTGTTCCCCAATCTATATCAGTCTCCCATGATTTTCTTAATATGCACAATATCATCATCTTTTATATCAAAATGAATATCACGTTCTATTAGCGGATTGCTTATGCTTGTTTTTAGCATTTCTATATTTGTAGGTATGTATATATTATTCATTTTTCCATATTGTTGAATTATTCTTTCATCAAGTGTTAGATTCTCAAATAATTTATACAAATAAATTATTGAGTTTGGAGGGCGATATGATGATATTTGGGCATTTGATAGGAATGTTTTTGTTCGGAGTTCTTTATGTGGCAGGAATGAAGATAATGAGTTATATAGACCCTGAACCTCCCAAAGTTCCAGACGATGAAGAAACAGAGTATTCAAACATAAGCATGATTCACGCATTTGGGAAATCATACCGATGTATAAAGACCATCACTCTACGAAAAACATATGGTTATGACGCAGACCAGAATGTATTGGAGTTTGAATGTAAGCACATAAAATTCCAACTTGATACCGAATATTCAAGCATTACAGACAATGGAAAAGTGAATGTTTATGGCGTGGAAAAAGAGCCTATTGAATGTTACTTGACAGGTGATTGTAAATGTTTGGTATCTTACAATCCAATTACTTCTGAAAGAATTTACAAATATAGAAAGTCGTGGAAAAATAAAGCATTATCTGCTTGAAATCCAGAAACTATCAGCTATAAACAGTTGGTAGTTTTTTATTTGGAGGAAAATAACATGGCAGAATTTGTAAATGTTCCTGTGCAGACAATACAGGAAAATCAGAACGCTTTGTTTTCTGGGGAAACATCATGCTGCAATAAAGGTCTTGTCTTACATAGAACAGGCAGCGGACAGTTTACAGTGCGTGGCTGTACGCAGAATTGCAGGGCGAAATACAGGGTAATCTTTTCTGGCAATATCGCTGTTGCGACTGGCGGAACGGCTGGCCCGATATCCGTTGCAATCGCAATCAACGGAGAGGCAGACTTATCCACAAATGCAATCGTAACTCCGGCAGCAGTTGGCGATTACTTCAATGTGGCTATGGCTACAGATGTATGGATTCCGAAGGGCTGCTGCATACAGGTATCAATCAAAAACACCTCCACACAGGCGATTGATATGCAGAACGCAAACATCACGATTAACAGGGAGGGTTAAGTTATGCATAAATTGAGAGAAAACGCAGAAAAAGAGCTGAAAGCGATTGAGGAAAAAGGCTTGACTTCTTCCAATCTGGACAACGCCTATAAACTGGTGGAAATCATGAAGGGCGTGGACAAAATCGAGATGATGCAGGACGGCGGCGGTTATTCCATGGACGGATATAGCCGGGATATGGAGGATTACAGCCGGGAGCGTGGCGGGTATTCCCGTAACGGCGATTACAGCCGGGAGGGGAACTACTCCAACGATTATGATAATGGCAATTCCTATCGACGGGGCAGAAGCGCAACCACTGGCAGATATGTACACCGCCCGAACTATTCCCGTCTGTCTGGTGATGATACAGACATGGACGAGTACCGTAGCCGGAAGATGGAATACTCCAACAGCCGGGATGATGGAACGAAGAACAGAATGCTTGACGCTTTGGAAGATTTCATGTCCGGCGTGCATGGCATGATGAAACAGATGTTCAAGGATGCGGACTGTCGGGAGGAAAGGGAGATTATCCAGAACTGGGCAAGGAAAATTGCAGAGATGTAAGAAAAAAGGCGGCGGGTGTTATCCTGCCACCTTTTCTTTATACAAGAAGAAATCTAAATCGTTCAATGTCGTATTCTACGGTAACGCAGTTGTTGTCAGCGGTATACAGAGCGTATTCTGTGCCGCACGACATCTTATGGGAGCGTATTTCGGAACCGTCCGAAAGCCTATACAAACCTTTGAATCTATGACTATAAATAAAAGATTTCATTCTGTCAAAATCGGAGTTCGTCATATTCTTCTCACTTTCTCCCTGCATTACCCGGCAGGGACGGGATAAAATCATAAGTCTTCAAGGTCTTCGAAACCATTCCATACGTCATCCAAAACGACTGATAAATCTCCATTTACGATTAGACAAGCGGCTTCATCTCCATACGTCTCATGCTCTAAAAGATACACTTTTTCGCCATTCCACACAGTCTCATCAATTACATACCAATTACCAACATGCCCTTTAATTTTTATACCGTCTATTTTCATATCTTCCTTCTTTCTCCTGGCGCAACCCCGCCGGGTGGGTGGTGTGGTTAATCAAAATAATTGCACATATCTTTTTGAAGGCTTTTTGCTGAAAGCTCTTGCATTTTTAGAATCATTAAATCTGCCCTCAACCATAGAAGCACGTACCTTTCTTTTCAAAAATCGGTATACTGCTCTGGAAATATCACCGTTTTCGTAAGCATCTATGATTGCATTTAATGTCGCTGCTCTCCAATTAGTTGCGTCCATCCAATCGGTTTTGCTCCTGATGTTTTTGCAATCCGACATTATCAAAGCGTGCAAATCTTTTATTTCTTTTCTCATATCCCATATCCTCCGTTCCTTTGATAAGTCTAATTATAAACGGTTCTGTTTAAAATGTCAACACTTATATTAAATATTTTTATTTATTTTTTGAGTAAAGATATTGCTATTTTAAATGTTTTCGTTTATAATAAGGTATAGAAAGAGAGGTGGATATATTGGCAGTATCAGAACAGATAAAAATATTATGTGTGAAGCTTAACATCAGTGTTTCAGAATTGGCAAGGTTATGCGGCACAAGTCCGCAAGCATTTATCCAGAAAATGAAAAGGGAAACCTTTACTCCGGCAGAATTGAAAAAAGTAGCAGAAGCCGCCGGGTGCAAGTTTGAAAGTTCGTTTGTTTTGCCGGACGGGGACAGGGTGACAGATTGATTTTTGAAAGGATATTTTATGGAGAAAATTGTAAACAATACTGAATTTGTAATTGATATACCAGATTATGAGGGGATAGGAGTATACGCCATTATAAACAATCGAAGCCAAAAGATGTATATTGGTTCTTCTCAAAATGTGAAAAAGAGAATAAAACAGCATAGCCTATCACCTATTTTAACCATGAAGAACGATATTCAGAATGGAGATACATTTTCTGTAGAAATTTTAGAAATGTTGCCGTATGGGTGCAATCAATTTGATTTGTTTGAGAAAGAATCATTCTTTATCCAAAAATATGATAGTTTAAATGTGGGATATAACAAAGCAAAAACAACATGTTCAAGTAAAAATGAATTATTGTCTATGCTTAGAGAATGCAAAAAAGATAGCGTGATGGCAAAATATATTTCAGAAATTATCCAAAAACGAGAGAAACCGATATATAAAGAAAAAATCATAAGAAATATACATATTGACGCTTCTCTTTATGCAGAAATACAACAATACGCCGATAACTCCAATATGAGCCTAAACGCATATATTGTTCAAGCAATCGAAGAAAAAATCTCCCACGACAAGGGGCGGCAGTGATGCCGCTCTTTTTCTATAAAAAGCAACTATGGTAGCTAGTTGGTAGCCTAGTTGGTAGTCAGATGGTAGCCGTTGAAAGCCTTGATTTTAAAGGGTTTGTAACCATAGCTACCAAAACTACCAAATTTTTCAACAATCTTTATTATATATATTTACTATATATTATTATATATATATTTTTTATCATAAGAAAACAATATATATTAGTAGCCTTAGTAGCTTTAGTAGCTTTGTGTTAAAAATGTCAGTAAAATCAAGGGTTTGATGGAATGTCAAAAAAGCTACCAAGACTACCAATGCTACTAAGTCATTTCTTTTTACATCTATTTTCTTTTGCGCATAACCTGGTACAAATAATTTATTGAATCATGGTATGATGTAAATGGTTGAAGAAATTCCCCTGTACAGTCCTTGCAGACAGAAAATGGACAATATCTTTGAACTGAGTATTGCTTGATGAACTGCAAATAGTCGGTGGTGCGTGGTTTGTATGGATAGTAGAGGTATTACTGGGAACAGATAGCTCTTCGCAGAGTAGAGTGTGCAGGCTTGAAATGTGATGGCATGGCTTCGCTGGCAAGGTTCGATTCCTTGTTCCTCTATGCTGCGTAGTCGCTCTACGCTAGACAGGAGCAAGCGGTCACTGCCCTGTCGAAAACAAAATATTCCGATAGGGGAGTTTTTCCCTGTCGGAAACCGTAAAAGGGAGGATATGGGAATGTTGGATGTTTTGAAGTACATATTTAGCAGCTTTTGGGTGTTCAGCGGAACGGTTGTTTTAATTTGGAATATCGGTATAATGCTTGCTCTGATTTTCGGTGCTATTTTTGGAGGTTCCAAAAAGAAATAGCCTTTAACTTGGTACAACTACCCAGAAAAACTGCGGTACAATATAGGAAATCGGGAGGGATAGAGAAATGGTATTTTGGATTGCTTTAATTTTAACGGCTTTAGGAATTGCTTTTATGGTGGCAACTGTAAAAATAGGCGAGAAGTTTTGTCGGGGAGAAGACGATAACAACAAGTATATTGAATTTGTGTATCGTCATGATGACGAACTTCTATTTGGCGGCAGTACAGTTGCGGTGATTAGCGGATTAGTCGCTTTAATTATGTTGATTGTAATTATTTTGAACAGTTGCGGAATTAACGCAAAAGTTCACATGTGGAGAGAAACATATACCGCACTTACGTACAAATTGGAAAGTGGTTCTTGCCGTGATGAATTTGGACTTCTAAGCAAAAAAATCATCGACGAGGTTCAGGATTGGAATCAAGATGTTGCGTACAATCAGAATATTCAGCGCGATTTTTGGATTGGCATATTCTATCCAAATGTGTTTGATGAATTTGAAACGATTGATTATGAGAGGTATCAGCCATGACAGAAAAACGGGTACGCTGCCCATTTTGCGGAGGAAAAACAAAATCAAAAATATATCTCGAAATGTGCCCAAGAAACTTTAGTATAAGTTGCCATAAGTGTAAAATAGAAATAATAATAGATGTTATCGCATGGAGAAAAATTTCTTGTTATGAAAAAGAATGTGATTGAAAAATGGGTACTCTGCCCCATCTGTGGAGGAAAAACCCGCACGAAAATCAGGCCGGACACGGAAGCGAAAAACCTCATTGTGTTCTGCCCGAAGTGCAAAAGGGAGACGGTTATGGATATTAAGGATATGGAGAGTAAGGCGGTGGGGAAGTAATGTTTGAATACTATTTTGCAATATTGAGCGACCACGAAGAAGGACAAATGCACACAGGAATTTGCCTTAAACTGGATTACAAAATAGATTCGTTTGATAACATGGTAAGGCTTACAGAGTTTTTAAAAAGTGATGGATATAAAAATCCAGTAATTTTATTCTTTAAACTTTTAAATGAATAGCGTTTAGTGCCAGTAACAAAGCTTCAGTGCCAGTAGATACGAGAAATCGTGTTTGCTGGCATTTTTATTTTGACATTATCAATTATTTGATTTTCCTATATCCTCTGTGGAACTCAACCCAGTTACTTTTAGAAGTGCTGACCGTTATAGGCGGCATTCCCTAGCGTCTGCCCCTTGTGGGTGGGCGCACTCCCTCGGAATTTAGCTCAGTCGGTTAGAGCGGCGGCCTTATAAGCCGTGTGTCGGTGGTTCGAGTCCACCAATTCCGATTACGCCTGCAACACTTGTGAAATCCCAAAGAAGTGCGCATACAGAGGGAAAGTAGCAACGGCTGTGTTGGCTATGGGAGATTCAGCTTTGCAAACTGTATGAGACCCATGGACGGCAAGGTTCGACTCCTTGCTTGGGCGCTACCCCGGCAGAGGTTCATCTGCCTAAATCCATACAGCGGACACGCTGTTAAAAAATACGTTAAGGAGGACATATCATGAAAAACATTATTGAAATTTGCAAGGAATTTGGCCTGGTTGTGCCGCCAGAAAGACACAGAGAGCTGTACAAAAAGATTCACGAAAATTACATCACTAAGGCAGAGCATGAAAAGAAAATGCAGAAGTTGAGAGAAGAATTGACAACAGGCAATCAAAGGAATTAGCCGTTCTGTATAGGCAGCTTCCGGGTTCAATCCCCGGAACGGCTTTACTGGGCGCAGTATACACGCTTACTCACAGACCGGGGACAGCCCGGTATAAACAAATGTATGGAGGACATGGAGCATGAAAAGTATTGAGCAGATTTTGAAAGACGCAGGACTGGAAGTAACGGAGGAGCAGAAAAAGGCTGTCAATGATGCCGTAGCCGAGAACTATAAGCCTATTGCTGATTACAACAAGCAGGTCAAGAAGCTGGAAGCGGCAGAAGCAGACCGGGACACTTACAAAGGGCAGCTTGACACGGCAAATGAAACCCTGGAGAAGTTTAAGGACATCGACCCGGAGAAACAGGAGGAGGAAATCCAGAAGTATAAACAGGCTGCAAAAGAAGCGCAGGACATGGCTACGAAGCAGATTTTGGAGCGTGACCAGCGGGATTATCTGAAAGGCGAGTTTGACAAGCTGAAAATCGAGTCAGGACGTGTCAGGGATTCTCTCATGCGTGAAATCATGGGCGATGACGGCTTGAAGTGGAAGGACGGCGCATTTATGGGGCTGTCGGACTATCTGGCAAAGGAGAACGAAAAAGACCACTTCTATCAGACCGAAGCTGAAAAGGCAGAAGCCGAAGCCAAAGAGAAAGCCGCCGGAAGTGCGCCGAAGTTTACGGACAAGTCCGAGCCGAAGCAGACCCCGGCAAAAGATACCAGTCCGGCTCCTGTGATTTTCTAAATCGAGTACCGGCTTACGTTTGAGTAAGTCGCTGACCCACACACCTTTTAAAAATTATGGGTAGAAAGGATTTTATTATGGCTATTGATTCATTAAATCTTGTAAAACTTTCCGATTTGGCAGGAACCGAAGACGGAAAACTGAAACTTGCAGAGGAATATAAGGGCATTATTGAGAATGTCGGCAGGCGGACGATTTCAAGCCTTTTCAAAAATCAGAGATTATCCGGCGACCCGCAGGCAGGAACGCTTGTGGCGAAAAGATTTGCTTCTGCAAAATCAGAAGAATACGGCACGGCAAGGGCGGCAAGAAAAGGAAAGCCCGGCAGGGGATTTGAGGTTGCCGTAGACATCGACATCGACAAGGAAATCATGGAGGAATACGAGGAAAAGGATATCCGGCTGGGCGGCATTCCTGGGCTGTTATCTGAAAGAAAAACAGCTATTACCCGTGCCATGGTTCGGGAACTGGATGAAAACTTTTTCCTTGTGGCTGTCGGCAAGCGCAAAGAGAGTGACGGCACTGTTGGGACGGTTGACGGCGGTACAGAGGTTACGGTGTCCGGCGATACCATTAAAGACCGTGTAACGGCGGTAGTGATGAAGCTGCACACTGCAAAAAATGAGTTTGTGGACGGCATCGAGAAAGAGGATATTCACGTTGTCCTGTCCCCGGAAGCCTACGAGGAAATGCGGGACTACATCGACACAAAAGGCAACGCAAATGTTCAGACGGACGTTGCGGAGTTCGGGCGGTATCACGGTGCATGGATTTACTCCAATGTTCATCAGCCGGAGGGAGTTGAGATTATCGCTATGTGTACCGGGGCGATTGCGGAGCCGGTTATGGCAGACGAATACCAAGCAAAGCAGATTGAGCTTTCCAATGCGTATGCAATCGGCATGTTCTTCCACTACGGCTGTAAGGTTGTTATGCCTGACCTGATTTTCTACAGCAAGAAACCGGGTGCATCCAGTGCAAGCGAAACCGGCGAGGAATCTGGCGGCACGACAAGGGCAAAGAGTACGAAGCTGTCATAAAAAGCAAACCGGCATGGGATATGTAAAGTATTTCATGCTGGAAATCAAATAGGAGGAAAATAAGACTATGAATTTTGGAGAAGCGTTAGAAGCAATCAAAAACGGAAAGAAGGCAAAGCGCAAGGGCTGGAACGGAAAAGAACAGTATGTTGTTTTGGCATACATGAAAACATGCGCCACTAAATCTGGAGAGGTAGTTATTGACCCGGAGCATGAAAACATTGGAAGCAAATTCCTGATGTTTGTCGGCACAAGCGGCTACCAGTGCGGCTGGCTTGCTTCCCAGGCTGATATGTTGGCAGAAGATTGGGAAATCGTGGAGTAGCCCATGGGATATGTAACCTACGACTACTACAAAAGCATATACGGCGAGGAATCCATGCCGGAAACCGACTTTAACCGGCTGTCATGGGAGGCTTGCCGGAAAGTGGACACTCTCACGCTGAATAAGCTGAAATTCGCATTCCCGACCAATGAGGACGATGCAGAAGCCGTCCGGCGGTGCGTCTGCAAGCTGATTAAGATTGCCGGGCAGATTGAAGCGGCAAACAAGCGTGTGGCAGAGGGGCAGGGGTACATAACGGACGAATCCGGCGCACTCCGGGGGAAAGTGGTATCTTCCGTTTCCTCTGGCAGTGAATCCATATCATACACGGCAAAGGCAGAATCCGGCAGCACACTGATTGACACTGTTTTGTCGGACAAGGCGGCGCAGGAACGGCTATACCGTGATACTGTGAGGGAAT